CTACACAATCATGGACCCTTTTGCCGTACTGGGAAGAGAAGTTGTTGTAAGCAGTTCCTTCCCACTTGTAATACACGGCCCACTGCTTTTTCTTGGCAACATAGAGTGCTTCGTTCGCTGTCTGCCCGAATGTGCCGTACCAGTACGGCTTGCCAAGCTGTGCCTTGGCATATTCGACAAGTCCGTAATTTGTTTTTGCAGCCATTTTCATTCCTCCTTAGATTTCCTAACCACAGGAATATCAAATTTTTTCAATTTCTCTTCCAGATCGTTAATTTCGTCTCTTACCGCCTGACGTTTGGCGTTTAATTCCGTCATGTCATACGGTGCAGGCAGACCCATCAACGCATATTCATAGCACTTGGCTATTTTCCAGTCCCCAATAGGACTGGCGCTATCCGACAGTTGCCAGCGGCAGTCAGCAATTTTCTGCTGGATTTCATTGTATGTATTCATTTGTCGTACCTCCTCAGCCTATGCAGAAACAGGGGCGGACGGCAAGTGCAACCCCGGCACCATTGCGGGTTGCATTACCATTGCTGGTCATAGCCGTAAAGTCGCTTCCTCCAGCAATGGTGTTTAGCCAGTACCAGTTGCGGTTACAAATATATTTTGATGCAATTCTAAACAACGGAAATTGCCTATAATTTACACCTGCATCATATTTGTTTCCCCACAGATTACTGCCATACACCTCTGGTTCAGACATCAGATTGATTTTTACATCAGCCCACGCCCAGCCACTTGCCTGGTTTCCAGTTACACTATTGCTCAGAATTTCACGATGTGACAATAGGTGATTGTTTAGTTTCGCTGAAAAATGCGTATTATACACAGGTAATGCCGATGCAAACATGAAACTGCCGACATATCCCCCAGTAGTTGTATTTGTGCCGTTCATTCGGTTGGTTCCAATAGTCCCATCAGGCACAATAACAGCGTGATGCTGTGTAAATGCCGTATCGCCTGTATTCAGGTATGTATCTAAACCAGCAATGCGAAATTTAGTATTGTATGTGACAGTCTGGGTCGATTCGACCAGCGTTTTTGTACCGTCATCACCGGTCTGTTCCACAAAACAGGGAACATTCGCAATGTCCCCCGACAACGTGAAATAGTCACCGATGTAAATGTCAGAAAACGACCCGTCAGCAATCATAGCGCAGATATCATTGATATCATAGCCCTTGGCGAATAAATCATCGCCACGAAAGATATTATTATGATTTTCTGCAATGCTGGTAATCCACTCTGTCTCGTCTTCAGCCGGAAAATCAGGCTCGCCGTCAACATAGCGTTTAACGTCTTTTTCGTAGTTCTGGGCAATTTCTGCCGCAGTCAACGCCCTGCTGTACGCCGCCAAACGATAGAAATTATATGCGCCTACCGCATAATTGACATCGCCTGCGCCCAAACAGCCCAGATACGTATTTTTGGTTGATTTCTTGTAGTCGGATAACGTTTTTGTTCCGACCAGTGCACCGTTCACATAGAACTTAAACGCCTGTCCGTCATAGGTTATAGCTAAACCATATGACGTATTCTGACTGAATGCTGTGGCGATATTCAGGTAACTTGTCGATGTCTCAGAACGTATGGACGCATTCATCTGACCGTTTTCGGTGTAAATGCCAAAACCAGCCTTGTCAAAACAGCTGATAATATCGTTTTCGCCAGTAGTTCCGCCTGTTATTTCAACGAACAGTTCTACAGTAAAACGGTCATAATCAATCAGGTCGGGTATCTTCATCGCCGTTGCGATACCTGTCTGTTTGATGTAGTGATTAGATGCTATCAGTCCGGAACCGCTGCCGTCTGTGTATCGGCTCATGGTCTGACTGTTTACCATGTCAACCCATGTGTTGCCGTTTGTGGCGTGCTTGGGTGGAAAATTATAAATGCCATCATAAAACATTTTTGCTCCGGGGGTATATCCCAGTGATGTGGGGGTTATATCAACTGTCTCACCCCCTTTCTGTGCCACCTTAAAACGGTTGCCACCGTCATACTGCCCCATAATAGTAACAGTCCCGCTGCCGTTGAGGTACAGTGTGCCGTCGCCAAAAATATCACCGCAATTTGCAATGACTACGCTGCCGTCTTTTGGCACGGCAACAACACCGTCAGCACCTGCCGTGCAATCCGCATTCACCGTGGAAATGTACACAGGGGCACTGCTATCGTTTCTTACCGCAAAATATGGATATCTGCGGTCAAATGTTACGGTTGTCACGCCGTCAAGCGTGACGGTTGCTTCTCTTGTACTAATCATAAAATTCACTCCTTTTTAGGTTTTAAAAGTCTCATAAAACACTTTTTCTGCCTTGAGTAATTCCGCTGCAATGGACGGGTAACGTGATACTGCGCTTGGCGCAGCGTATCCATAGCCGTTAGATACTACATTGTTGCCAACCGCATATATGGTGCTTGATGTACTGTTAGTCTGCTCATCGGTGCCCGTCTGTTCATCGGTTGCGGAATCATAATACGTATATTTATACTTATACGTCAGGCTAAGACCAATCTCATTAGCCCCGTATTGTCTCGGCTGTGCGGTTGCGCTGGCTTCGACTAATTCCCATTCTGACAAATTCACCTTGTGGATTATGCCGGATTCGGTGTCATACACATACGCCCATTGATTCCAGAACATAGTAAACGTAGAATACGCCCCATAAAATGGGACATTGTTTTTTGAAACGACCTTGCACAGCATTCCATAATTATACCGTACATTTATGTTATATTGCGCATAGGTGGTGTTGCCGCTTTCTATATAGCCCAACGTATTATCAGCGTGAACTTTAACGTCCGTTCTATAATCCCCATAGCTCAGACTGCACGCAGTAGGCAGCGCCGCCAGCTGTTCCAATGTCAGAAAACCGCTGCTCTGCGGCACATCAACCGTTACAGGCTCAAACCCCACATACCCCTCAGCCTTTTCAGCGTCGGAAACATTGTATGTGCCGTTTTCCGTTATAGTTATGGGCTTGACCTTGCCGCCGCCCGAGCTTCCCCCGCCCGCCAACGCTTGTAAAATAAGCCCACCGTCTAAAATCATCCGCCCGCCTCCTTGTAAACCCGTGTCCAGTGGGCATTCTTCCGTTTCCCGCCGTCAATATCATACGTCACCGTGATAATGTACGGTCCATATTCATATATCGCCTTGCCCGATGTTTCCCCGTCAATGCGCTCAAATGACAGACAAGGGTATTTACAGTATATATCCCCACCGCTGCGGAAAAGCCCATCGCCCAGAGACTTGACAGCATACTTAGCCTTAGCCACTGTTCACCGTCTCCTCTCCGTCGGTCAGCACAACACCCTGATACTTGGTAAATATCATTGCACCGCTGACACCGAGCTTTAGGCGTGCATCAAGGTCACGCAGATTTCTGCCTCTCACTCCGATCTCCGAGCCTGACGGCTCAGGGTTTGATACCTCGGCAAAAATGCCGGCAGATGATATATCCGCCGTAAGAGATCCCGCACGGTATGTTCCGCTCCCCTGGAAAATGATGCGCCCGCCTGTGGGCGGTATCGCCGATAGCCTGCACCGCTGACAGCTGTATGCCGTGTGGGTGTAGGCCTCTGCCCTGGAAAATATCTCGCTGCACCCTGCCTGGCTTGCGATGTCGGATTCAATGTTTATGCTGTCATATTTTCGGCTCGCATCACCCGCAACATAGATGTTGCCGCTGCCGTCCACACACTTGACGCCCGTTGCCGTAAACTCGGTGCCGAGGTCAAGTGCCGTGTGCTTGTCGCTCGGGATATCTCCCGAGGTGCTTCCGTAGGGCAAAAACTGCAGGTTTTCCTCGTCGGTTATGTACCAGATCCCGCACGCCGCTGTCGATATCTCGGTCAGGATATCAGCACACGTCACTCCGCTGAGCTTGCTCTTGGGGTACGTCTGCAGCCATAACGGTATCCCTCCGAAGCCTGTAAGTCCGCCTACCGTGTTGACGATAAGCTGCATTACCGTCCCTATCGGCACGTCCTCTTCCACGGAGCTGTCAAGGGACGAATAAGGAAACTCCTCGTCCGTAAACGCCATGCGGTCAAGGCAAGTCACCGTAACTATACCGTCAGACTGTGTCCTGCTGTCAATATAATACTTAGGCAGCCCCGAAACGCCCGTAAGCACCACCTCCGCCGCCCTGTACGCATTAAACGGGGCAGGTGTGGCAAATGTCAGCTGAGATGTGCATATCCCCGACGTTCCCAACCCGTCAACAGCCTTAGTCACCGTCACACTTCCGAATTTCTCCACATTTCCGCCTGCTGCTGTAATTACCAGGCTAAAGACCGTCGCTGAGCTTAGTCAGCGATGTCGCAGTGGCTGTAAAACTCACTGTGTACCATTTCCCGAGGCTGTTTGCCGAGATAAGCTCCGCTCCCACCCCGCTTATTTTCACCTGCCCGGAGTAATCGGGACAGGTGAGCTGTATAATTCGGGGCTGTAAAAGTTTGAGCAACGCCTCTTTGTCCGCCTCGCAGAGCTTCCCGACCTTAAAAGTGGCCGAGAAACGTGTGCCCTTGTATTCGGTAAACGTGGAAAAATCGTAATTTTCAAAATTTTCCTTTTCTTCGTTTTCCCAGGACGGCGTGTATCCGTTGAGCAGGTCCCACTTGGTCGTCCCCAGTGTGATCTGATATCCGCCGTTAAAATCCTTTGACATTACTCCTGCACCTCCTATCGTGCATCAGCCAGCTTGCCCTTGCGGATAAGCTCATCAAGCGTACACTTGATAGCCTGCTTGCCGGCTACGTTTATTGTGATCTGCATATTACCGCTGTACAGATTTGTACCGCCGTAAGACACCGCCGCTGTCCCGGTCGCCTGCGCCCCCTGACTGCCTGCCGCACCCGAAGATGCAGCTACCGCCGCTGCAGTCTGACTGCTTGCGGTATAGTCCGCCGTCATGGTCCTCAGGCTCCCTGCCGATGCCATGGTCTTGTTGATGCCGTCAATATACGCCTGCGCCGTTTCAACGCCCTTTTCATAGGCGTTTTCGGGCATATCGCCGTATATCTTTTCAATGCCCTCCTTGGCCTGCTTGTCGGCCTCTGCCAGGTCGTCAGCGACCTCGCCCTTTGCAGCTTCCGACGCCTCAGCGAGGTAAGCGTCAACGTCCTTGTAGTATTTCTTGCGCTGGCTTTCACCCATTTTCAGCAGTTCGGATATATAGCCCTGCCGCTCCCCACTGTCGTAGGAAAGTGACATCACCTTTTCCATAAGGTCGTCCGAGATACCCGTTTTCCTGAGCTTTTCCAGGTCCTCACGATACTTTTTCAGCTCCTTGCGCTGCTTCTCAAAGTCGGACAGGATATACCTCTTGTTGCCCGATGTGTCCGTTACCGTCTCGTCAATGAGCTTGGCAGATGAGATTATTTTCTTTCTTGCCGCTTCATAGGCTTTCGTAACGTTCTCATAGTTCTTGGTTATCTTGTCGCTTATCTCCTTGGAAGATTTTTCCCAGGCGGTCATATTTTCTTTGCGTATCTTCCTGTCATAGTCAGCTATCTTGTCGGACGCATATTTGGAAATGTCTATCTCCTTTTGAGCAAGGTCGGCAGTCATTTCCTCATACTTCTTGTTAAACTCTTCCCGTGTTATCTCCTCATCAGTGAGCTGCTTCAGAAGGTCGTCAAAGTCCTTTTTTGCCTCAGAGGTCTGTGTCTTTTTCTCCTCTTTCTGCTTCTTTTCCGCCTGCTCACGGGCTTTCTTTTCGGTTTCGGCCAACTTGTCATAGTGCTCTGTTACCTTGTCATATAAGGCGTGCCATTCCTCATTGTCATCGTCCTTATATTCCTCCAGAAGAGACTTTCGCCCTTTCCAGTATTCTTCTTCCGAAATTTTATGGGTCTTATATTCATGCTCCAGCGTTTTAAGCTCCGCTTTAAGCGTGTCCATCTTCGACGTTACCTGATCTGCTGATTCATCAGCCGCCTGTGATGTGGCATCTGATGCACCCGCCATGGCATCGGCTACCTGTTCGCCCGATTCGCTTATGCTTTCCGACGCCTCAGCCGATGAGGCGTCCAGCTCGTCCGCAAGCTCCTTGTATGCCCCTGTCAGCTCTCCGTTCTTGGCTTCCAGCTCATCAAGCGCCGCCTGCAGGCGTGCGTCCGCCTCGTCCTGTGACCCCAGTACCTCATAGCCATCATCGGCAACTATCTTGTCTGCCCATATTTCCGATATATTCCACTTCTCTGCCGCTTTATCAAGCGCTGCTTTGAGGTTTCCTATAGCCTTGTCTGCACCGCCCGTCCAGTCATATCCGCCAAGACCATCAACAATGCCGTTAACAATAGCCTCGGGCACACCGATGATAATTTCATACGCTGCATCTATCAGCGCCGTACCAAGCTTGGCAATGATCGTGGGCGCTTCCTGTAAAAGCCCGGGCAATGCCCTGAAAAGCCCCTCTGTCAGCCCCTCAATGAGCTTGATGGCGGCATCGAGAATAACGTCTATGTTGTCCAGCAGCGATTCTGCTATTTTAACAACAGCCTCCACAGCCGCAGGGACCAGGTCGGGCAGCGCCTCGCCTATGCCGTCAGCCAGGGTCGTAACTATAAGCACAGCACCGTCGGCAATAGCAGGCAGTGCCTCTGTAAGCTTCTGCGCAAATGCCGTAAGCAGCTCTACCGCCATGTCTGTAATGTTCGGCAGCTGTGCTTCCAGCCCCTCTCCCAGTGCGGCGATTATCTCCTCCGCCATTCCCGCAACCTCGGGAATAACCTCGGGAATAGCCTCAACCAGCTCCTGCGCCACCTGCGGAAGAGCATCAGACACTGCCTGCAATACAGGCATTACGTTATCCTTTACACTGCCGAACGCATCAATAACATTCTGCGTCAGATTGACGATATCAGCCTCGGAATTTCCCAGCCCTGCCATAAGGCTTTCTATCGAGGCGGTAAGCAAACCGATAGAACCGCTTACCGTTTCACGTGCCTCACGCTCAAAGTTGCCCGCATACTGCTCTGTATTCTCAAAAAAATACTGCATGGCTATTTCAGCCTTCTGAGCGTTCGAGGCACTGTCCCAAGTAACATCCAATCCCTTTGACAGTGCATATGCCTTTAGTGTGGTTGCGTTCATGGCAACACCCAGATTATCCATCATGGTGTAGTTGCCTTTTGCCGCTCCCGTCACTGCCTCCAATGCCGCAGAGGTTTCAATACCCATAACAGATGCCATATCCGTGGCACGCTGCATAGCCTTTTCGGTAAGCTCCAGCGACTTCTGCTGTTCCACGCCCGAACCCTGGAAGAGCGCACCCATCTTGTTTGCCGTTGCCAGATATTCCGACTGGGACGTTCCCATGGTCTTATATGCGTCCTCGGCAGTCTTTTTGATGCTTTCCGAATACTGCCCGAAAACAGCGTCGGCACCGCCCAGGTTCTGTTCCAGCTCTCCATAGCTTTCTACAGAGGATTTTCCCAGGTCGATAAGTGCCTCTGCCGCCGCCTTTGCGCCCTCTGCCAGTCCGATAATAGCCTTGGAAGTGATTATGGCCTTGACCGTGTCCCCAAATCCGCCTACAGACTGGGAAGCGTTCGGAGCCTCATTGCCAAGCAATTTTAACTCAGCAGTTGTGTTTTCAATCTCACGCTGGAACTCCCTGTATTCTTCCCCTGAAATATTGCCATTCTCAAATGCGCTTTTCATTTGTTCCTGCGCATTTTTAAGCATTTCAAGCTTGGCTTTGAGTGCATCTGATGCAGTTTGTAAAAGCTGCATTTTCTGCCTGAACAGCACCGAGGATTCTCCAGTGGAGTTCATAGCCGAGCGGACTTCTTTAAGTTCGTTTAAGGCGTTTGTGTAAGTCTTATCGAGGTCGGCACTTGAACTTTTCAGCTCTTCAAACGCATTACTCTGCTTTTGGGCAGCGTTTGCCGCCTGCTCATTTGCCTGCCTGTACTCTTTTATGGTCCTGCTGCATTTTTCTATTTCACGCTGATATTCTCGGTAATCACTGTCGGATATCTCACCTGCATTAAGAGCCGCATTCATTGCTTCCTGCTGCTTCGTCAGCTCTGCCAGCTTCTTCTCAGCCTGCTCGGCAGACTGCTTCAGTACCTCCATTTTCTGTGCTGCAAGCATGATATTTTCCGGGTCAAGCTTAAGTGCGCTGTTTATCTGCTCCATCTCAATTTTGAGTTCTTTGGAGCTGCTGTCGATTTCTTTTAAAGCCTCCCTCAGTGTGTGAGCCGGATTTTCCGCTGCCTTTTGAGCTTCCGCCAGTGCCTGCGCCGAGTCCTCTGCCGCCTTTTGAGCCTCATTCTGTGCCTTTGTAAACTCTCTTACAGTCCTTTCGGCCCTTTCAATCTCCCTCTGATACTCCCTGTAATACTCAGCGCTTATATCCCCGTTCTGCAGAGCCTTGTTCATAGCTTCCTGCTGAGACTTCAGTTTTTCAATTTTTATCTGTGCTTCCTTTGCGGCATCGCCCATGACTTCAAGTTTCTGCGCCGCAAGCACAGCATTTTCGGGGTCAAGCTTAAGAGCGCTGTTTATCTGCTTAAGCTCCGAGCCAAGCTTCTGGGAAGCATTGTTTATATCCTTCAGCGCCTCGTTGAGCGCCGAATAGTCGGCACCTATCACCGCCGTAAAACCGAATTTTTTTGCCATATTCCCTCCGAAATAATAAAAGGACAGCCGCCGAACTGGTTGACTGTCCTTTCCCGGCGTGCGCCGCTCTTAGTTTTTATGTTTCCGAACCTGGTGTGTAAACAGCATTACCGGGCTCATGCTCGGATATTTTGTACAGCACACCTGTTGTATCAATAGCCTGCGCCGCAAAATTGCAGGCAAGGGGCGTTACAGCACTGGGCTGGAACCCGATCGTAAGACCCGTGATGTTTTTCGCCAGACTGTAAACGCAGATATCACCGAACTCGGTGTCGGGGTGTACAAACAGGATATCGTATTCGCTGTCGTCCTTGTTTGCAATACCGCCCATGTTGGTAAGGGCTATCTTTTTTGTCGTGTTTGCGGCAGTCTTGGAAAGGGGGTTGACCTTTGCAATGGTCGCCGCATTGGCGTTAAAAAGCGAAAAGGAAGCATTTGCGTCCTCAGACTGCAGGTCGTTGACCTTAAGGCGGCCCATATCGTCCTGATCCTGGAGCGCCGTAATATTTTCGTTGAATGTGATGCCGTTTTTCAGATATCCCAGCTCGTTTTCAGCAGTAGCCAGAGCACGCACAAATGTGTCGATAGCCGTTGCCTCTTCATCGGTCATGCTTGCCATATCGGCAACAGCGGGATATGTGACCGATGCTGTGTGCTTTCGGCAGAATATGTAACCGGAGCCTTTGAAAACTCTGTTGTTCATAGAAGATGCCATTTTATTCTCTCCCTTCTCTTTATCAGATGCTGAACTCTATCGCCGTCAGGTACAGCCTGCCGATGTCGCTGAGTCCCTCTTCTTCGTTAAATTCGCCTGCAGGTATCTCGCTGTATATAAGGTCCTGCAGCTCGTCCCTTAAAGGATCCTTCTTGTACCTGGTGTACAGTTCTATCCTGTAGGTCTGTTCCCTGCTGAAAATTCTTCCCATATCAGCAGCTTCGATCCTTGCAGCCGGCGTTAAAACCAGACAATAGGGCGGATTTATCTCAGCGGGGAACTCCTCCGCCGCTGAGATGCCGAGCCGTTCTTTTATCAGTTCAACGATTGCCTCTGCGCTGATATCGTACATCAGGTACCACCCTTACTGTCGTCTGTGCCGCCCGATGCAGATGTATCGGTCTCTGCGGTTTCCGCCAGTGTGGTAACGCTGTAGTGGAGCGCCGCAAGCTTGGAAATGTCAAGGGTGATAAACGCATTGTTATCCAGAGGCATTCCGTTGCCGTAAAGCCTGATAGCATAAACACGGTTATCCTGCATAAACTGTACGCTGTCATCGTACTCGATTTTGCCGCCCTTGGAAGTACCCAGCGCAAAGAAATAGCGTTTGCCGATACCCAGATAAGCCTTGCCCTGAGGGCATTCCTGGGACTGTACGATCTTTGTGGGCACGGGGAGCACGTTGTTGATATATCTGCCGTCAGGGGACATGATAGTGGTGGCAGGCATGATTATCTTGAGATAATCCACGGGATTGACCACCATGATAAGGTCGCTGACAGTGCGTGCCAGACCCGATTCACTGTTTGTTGCCAGCTTTGAGCAAAGCTCTCCGTAGGTCGCAGGGGAGAAGTCAGGCACCTTGATAGCTTCCTTTTCGGAATACACCCCTGCAGTGATAACGGCATTTTTGCCTACTACACGATTGATGCCTACAGGCTCGTCCTTGCCTGTGCCGCAGATGATAGCCTTTTCCATGCCGAAAGCCAGCGCCTCGGAAAGGATAGTGCGCACATACTTGTCCAGCCATGCGGGACCCAGGTCAAGCATAGCCTTTGAAACAGGGATAAATGCCTGGAGCTTGTACATGCCTGTGTCGATCTCGTCAATGCTGCCCTCCAGCTCAGTCTTAAAAGCACCTGTGAGAGGACCCCAGACCGCAAGCTGAATGCCGCCCTTGTTGACGATCATCTTGACCTTGCCGTTTGTGTTGATAAATCCGATAGCGTCGAGGATAGGGTGCTGCTGCACCAGATCATCGAATACACTGTCGATAGTGGTCTCAGGCATTGCAATTTCGATGCTGCTCAGTGCCTGTCTGTAGTCGTCCGATCTCAGCGCTGCGATCACCTTTTCCCAGTATTTGGTTTCGGTGGAGGTGAGCTGACGCACACCACGTGCCGCAAGAATGTTGGAGTCTGCGACCGCTCCCACTGCAGCTGCCTGTGCCTCGCTGATAACAGCCTGCTGGATCATCTCGCCGAACTCAGCCATAGCCTGTGCCGCCTGCGCCTCGTCGCCCGACTCCATAGCCTGCTGAAGCTTTTTAGTCATCTGTTCACGCTCTGCCTTTGTAAGGTCGGCAGACTGTGAGCCCTGTGTCATATTGCTTGGCATATGTATTTCCTCCTTTTGTTGTTTTCTTTCTTTCGTTTCGGTAATTTCAGTGTAGCATAAAAAAACGCCTGCGCTTTAACAGTTTTCAGAGGGGCATAAAAAACATCACTTTATCCCGTCTGCCATGCCACGCATAGCAGCCATTACAGCAGAGCGGGTGCGCTTCTTCTTCTCTCTTGCCTCGTTTTCAGATGCAGCAGAGGAAGCCCCATTGTCATCTCCCGACTGCTCCAGCGCTTCAATGCGCTTTTTAAGCATGGATATTTCGGCCATTATCTTTCCTGCCTGCTCCACGCCGCCCATCATGCACGCAATTCTTGCCGCCTGCACGGGGCCGCCGCCCTCTTCGTCTTCCTCTGCCTCGCCTATCCTGTCGCACAGTCCGTATTCCAGGCACTGAGCCGCAGTGAGCCAGCTCTCAGCGTCCATAAATGCCGTAAGCTGTTCCTCGGTGATCTTGCCCTTAGAGTGTTCCAGGTATGCCGTCTTGCTGGCACTTGTGATAACGTCCAGGTCGTCCGCTTCCTTCCTCAGCTCCTTGGCATTTCCTGAGGTGTATTCTATCCAGGCGTCATGTATCATCATCAGTCCCGCATTCTGCATGACGACCTCATCGGCCGCCATAGCAATGACTGTGGCAATGCTTGCCGCCATGCCGTCGATATATGCAACTTTTCTGGGGCAGCCAAAGGACTTGATCTGACTGTAAATGCCCAGCCCCACCTTTACACTGCCGCCCGAGCTGGAAATGTGGATATCAAGCTCTTCCACCGCTCCCATTTCCGCCAGGCGGTCACGGATAAACGCCTCAGATGTTTCCGAGACTATCTTCTCACCGTTCCACCAGTCGTACCCGTCATTCTGTACCGTGTCGTAGATGTACAGTACACCCTTCTTCTTGTCCTCAGCCATCTGTAAAACACGGCTGTCAATCCTCATTCTTGCCTTGCCCATCGTTATTATCCTCCTTATCGCTTGCGCCTGAGCCTGTGACCGCCTCATAATTCTTGGTCATTACGTATTCATCGGCCCACGGCTCGTTTATTTTCGGCTCGCCTATCTTTCGGCGTATCTCATTGGTGTTGTAGATGCGGGCGGATATCAGCTTGTCCAGGTCTCCCGCAATGCTCAGAGCGTCCACGTGCTTTATCGCCGTTGTGTCCGCCTCTATGCAGCTGCCTTCCAGTACCCTTTTGCCGTACCTGACCGCATTCATTGCCTCCGTTATCATGTCCAGCAATGGGTCAATACAGAACGTCAGCAGATTATCCACCGCCGTTTTGGTGTCTGCCACCTCGCCCAGTATCAGGGCAGGCGGTATCTTGTAGCTTTGCGCCACCACCTTTACCGCCTGATCCAGCAGTGACGTGATGTCATTAACGATAGATGTTTTCTGCCCGGAATTGTTGGTAAACGGCGTGTATTTCATGCCCGCATATATGGGCATTACCGCAGACTTTGCGGAAAAGTATGCCGCAAAATCCTCTTCCAACGCCTTGTTGACCGCATCGTTGTATTTCTCGTCACCCATCATGTCGGAGTCATATTCAAACGTTCCCTTTTCGCCGCCCTCAAGCTTGTACTTGTCCGCCGCCTCCGAAAGCGTGTTGTTGAGCAGCGACGTGATGTCAGACGTAATGTTTGACGGCGTTATCCCCTCAGGCAGGGATAAATATATTGCCGTCTCGCTGGTGTAGCTTCGGTTTGCTACCCAGTCCCCCTTGCTGATGTTCGTAAACACCGAGGGCTTTACCGCATATTCCTGCTTGGTAAATCCGTCAGCCACTATCATCTTGTCGCCAAATGGCACGATGAGCACCTCAGTGTCATCATACAGCTTGTATATAACTTCCCGCCAAAACTCCGTTGATGTCTGGTTGGGATTGGGCGATACGTTCCAGATGTAATATTCGTCTCCCTTGGTCTCCCGGCCACGAAGGAATGTGCGGAACTCACATTTTCCCACCGCAGATGCTATGTAGTCCTTGCACATATACTGCGCCAGCCGCTGGAGCTGTACCGCCCGCTCTGCTGGAGCATACACACAGCTTCCCGATACTACGACCTCCTGCCTTTGCGGGTCGGCTGTCTTTGTCTTGAAAATGTTTCCGAGAAAATCAGCTAATCCCATTTTAACCCTCCTTTCCGTTTATATCCTTGTATCTGCGTCCCAGTCCGAAAGCGACAGAACAGCCACAGGAGGAAGCGCCGAGCTTATCTCCTGTACGCTTTCCACACGGTACCGCCGTCCCGATATCTCGGCGCAGCGTATCTTTCCGTATGCTCCCGCTCCCGTCAGCGGAACGCATATCAGCCTGCTGTATTCCGACTGTACCTGCATAGCGTCCATAATGCGCTTGTAGGTCATGTTCCGCTCCCCGAAGTATCTTTTCAGCTTCCGCCCCTCGTCAGGCTCCCCGGCATTTGTCAGCGGATACAGATACACTATGCCGTCGGCAAAGTATTCCGTCTTGATGCTGTTTTCTATCTTCCTCATTCTCCGTCTGCCTCCACCGCCAGAACACCTGCGATCGCCCTGTTTCTCAGCTCAATAAGCCTGCTGCGGTATGCGGACGAAAATTTTTCAATGCAGTCCGACCGCTGGTAAAAGCAGTAATTATACAGCAGGTCACGGGCAAGATCGTCATTTTCGTAGTCAATGTTCTTCCCGCAAGCTATAAGGTTCAGGAACGACGTACCCGATGCGATATAGTCCCTCATGTTGGCACGTTCCCCTGCGTCCGACATTATGTCCTCGGGCAGCCTCATGCGCCTGAAAAATCCGTCAGCAAGCTTTTCAACAGTTTTATCTGTCATATATCCGCCTCCAATCGTAATGCTCGGCTTGTCATTTGTACAACAGCCGCTTTATTTCTTCAACTGCTTTTTTCCTGTATTTTTCCTGGATCTGCGAAACTATGGGATTACCATAAAACGTTCCGCCATTGGGCATTCTGTGCCCGAACTCCAGAAGATGTACAAGCCTGTACTCTTCACCCTTCTGGTATGCCGTGGCTGTGATCTTTCCGCCGGTGCCCTTCTTCTTGTCGCTGAATCTGACCTTCCAGCCACGCTTGTATGCCCCGGAGCTTTTTCTGCTGTATCGATATGTTTTCCCTTTGTATTTTTTCAGATAATACTTTCCGTCAGGCGACTTTTCTTCAAGCTCCGCCTGCATCTCACGGCCCAGCCGCCTGATTATCATTTCTATCTTGCCCTGTATCTCTGCGCTAAATGTTATGTACGCACCCACAAGGTCTATCTCAACGTTTCCGTCATCTGACCTCGTAAGCCCGGTCCTTCCCCAGCTGTTTGTCATTGCATAACCTCCTGTGGTAATTGCCCGTAAGAAACGCCTGCCTGTCATATTCGGCGAACATCTCCACATAGGCGTTGTTCAGGTATTCTATGCCCCGCTCTGTGCCGCTTAGGTTGAACTTCACCGCATCTGCCCTCAGCAGGCAGTAAACAAGGAAATTCAGTTCCTGCACCTCGGTCATTTTCAGCCCTGAGTAATCGCACACCAGCTTTTCCGCAGTGGTGTGCGGCGGAAGGTCGCAGGGCGGAAGAATGCTCTCCATCTGGATACTGCTTTCGGGTATCTTCAGGTATTCGCCGTATTTCTCTGTGAGCTTTACTATCTCTTCCAGATATCTCATCGTCAGCCTTGCAAGCTCTGCCGCCGGCAGGGACTTGTATTTTCCGATGATGTGCCGCTTTATGATTTTTTCGGCAAGCGTAGTGTCGGCGCTGTCGCCTGTGAGCTGTTCAAATTCCGTCTTGCTGCATATCCCTATCTGTATTTTACCGCATATAGACGGCAGCGTAATAACAGTTTTTTCAAAATAGCCTATCGGGTCTGTCATTTTTTCTCTTCCTCCTTGACGTATTTGGGGCAGTATGATATGCGGAAGCTGCACAGGGGTCTGTTCCCGTACCGCTTTGTGGAGTCTTTCACAGTGGGTACAGCCTTCCAGCCCTTAACAGGGATAAGCTTGTCTGCCCATTCGCAGCCTCTCCCCGGAAGGGAGCGCACACAGGTCCAGCATGGTTGTTCGGCCATACAGTCTCCTCCTTATCTGTAGATCTTTACCCTTGGCAGTATAATGCCGCCTGTGGGCTTTTTATCATACTTTTCCAGCAACGGCGCCAGTGTCATTCCAGCAAACAGCGCCATCGCTCCGTCGGTCTTCCTGGTCTTTGCCTCTATCTTCTCAAATGCCACATTTCCGTGACCGTCAACGGCCCTTTTCACGTTGTTAAGATACCAGCGCATTATCATGCTGTCGCCGCAGTAAAACTTCTGGTTTCCCAGCCCCGACGTGATGTCAGGCGCTGCCTTCGTCAGGTCGGAGGGCCTTGTGAAATATACACGCCCGGGCTCCTCGCCGTATTTGTTTGATGCTTTTCTCGCTTCACCGGGCATATTCAGTATCGCTTCCGATGCACGCCTCAGATACGCAAACCTAAAGTTATCGGCCGCTCCCGCAATTATCCTCTGTCCCCGGGTCTGCTCCCTGACCCAGAGCAGAGGAAGCTCTGCGGGAATGCTCTCGCCTGCTACCATTTCCGCCTCCCCACGTCTGACTGCGTCCATGTATGGAAAATTCATTCGGTGCAGGTCTCTGCTCTGCTCACATATCCACGTATGCTGTCTGACGTAATAAATGCCGTCTATCAGGTTGATGATGACCGCAGACATAAAGTCATCGACCAGGCTGTAGTCAACTGCAAAAACGCACGGCCGCCTCATTACCTCGGGTATTTCCTCAGGCATCATTCCACGGCAGCAGCCCTGTATGTTCTCCCAGCTCGTCACCGCTCCCTCACGCACACCGTCAGGACAGTTGCAGCGCTTCACCGCAAACGCCCTCTTGCTTATGGGGTCACGCTTGTAGTCCTCCCAGTCCTTGCGCATCTGCTCTTTCAGTATGGGGAACTCGTCAAGTGACGGCACCGCCATTATCCAGTTGTCCGGGTCGTTTATCTCCTCCAGCTTCAGGTGACACATAAACGGCAGAAAACCGTTGTCGGGTATCTCGCCCCTGAGAATGGCTCTCGCCTTTTCTTTCATGCGGTCAAGAGGACCGTCACGAACATCTCCGTCAGTGGTGGTGTATAGCTTTCGGGGGTCAGCAACCTTTCCGAGGCCGCCCTCAGCTACGTCCAGCAGCGCCGAGTTTTCCAGTACGTGTATCTCGTCAAAGCAGACCATTCCGGGGCGGCCGCCGTCTTTAGTCCTGGGCGCAGATGTGTGATACGTCCAGGAGCTGTGGGTCTTGGTACACTCAATGACCTCCATGTTCCAGCGGAAAAATCTGCTCATTTTCTTCTCATTTTCCATCAGCACATCGTTCCTCACTTCCTCAAAGCTGGTTTTGGCATTGTCCTCCGCCGCCGCAAAGGCCTGTATGTTGTACCCACGTATCCCGTTTATGGGAGAAAGCAGAGCCGTACACTCAAAGCTCGTGTATCCGTTCTTGCCGCTGCCTCTGCCCATGTAGCCAAACGCATCGGGGAAACGTGGCATTCCGTCACGGCGGTATGTACAGCAGTGCAGTACGAACATAAACCGCTCCCAGTCAAACAGCCCGTAAAGGAAATATTTTTCCAGTCCGAAATACCTGTCAACCTTAATTTCGTCAATGTAGATATCTTCTGTTTCAAATATCCGCTTTACCATTCTGCACAGCTGCTTCTGCTCCTCGCAGCTGCGAATTTCCTCGCCAAGTATCTTGTCACAGTACCGTTTTACGTATTTCATGCCATTTCATCACCTCGTATCATTTCTTTTGTGTACTCCTTTCATTTTGTACAATGCGTACAAAATACGCATATAATATTATACATCATTTCCTCCTCAATCTATTGACAAATACGCATAAAAGGCGTATAATATATAATAGAAGGAGGGAGAAAATGAAAAGGCGGGATTTGATAAAGCTTCTTGAAAAGAACGGCTGGGAGTTCAGAAGATGCGGCGGAAATCACGATGTTTACACCAAAGGCAAGGAAGCTGAGGCAATACCGAGACACGCCGAGATCAACGAGAACCTCGCAAAAGCAATAATCAAACGCAGAAACCTAAAATAGCGAACGGGGAGCAAAGCTCCCCCAAAAGCTGTTTTCAAATATACCAAAAGGAGTGCTGACCATATGAAAACCTGTTATCCTGTAATACTCACCAAATGCGATGACGGAAGCGGCTACCTTGTAACTATCCCCGACTTCGATAATAACACTTTCGGTGAGACCGTTCCCGAAGCCATTGAAATGGCAAGAGATGCCATAAACCTTCTTTGCGTGACCTATGAAGATGACAAGCGTGAGCTTCCCGCTCCCTCGGATATCACCGCACTTAACTGTGCCGCAAATGAGATCAAGACCCTTGTCGATGCAGACCCCGACGCTTACCGCCGTATGCTCGATAACCGCAGTGTCAAGAAAAACTGTACTATTCCGTCATGGCTGAACGAAAAAGCCGAACAGGCAAATATAAACTTCTCCGCCGTTTTGCAGGAAGCCCTCAAAGAAAAATTGCACCTTGCCTGATGCGCTTTTCCCCGCAGATGCTTTATGTGTCTGCGGGGATTTTTTTGTCTGCTTTATCGCTGTGTCTGCGCCGCCTTTATCCTCATGTACCTGCTTGCCGAGGAGCGTATAGCCTCCTTGCTGCGCCCCATTTCCGCTCCCACCTGCGCCCACGTCAGCCCCGAGCGGTGAAGCTCTACGGCACGTTCAAGCTCGGCGGTGGAATAGGGCATATGGCGCTGACCGCTTTTCTCGGCTATCTCCGTTATCTTTACACGCTGACCGCAGTGCATGCAGAATTTTGATGCCAGGGGTATCTTCCCGCCGCAGGCAGGGCACCGGGCATTCCTGCCGACCCTGACCGTCTCCCTTTCAGCAGCCCTGCCGATAAGTGCAGTCATACACGCCAGCTTGTCTCCCGGTATATCCCTCCTGCTCTCCAGCCATACCCTGCACGACCTGAGCATACTCGGTCTTGTTTCACTCATCGCTCTTGCCTCCGTCCATTTTAGCCCCGCAGTTGGGGCAATATCGGTAAGACTGCCTAAATGCGTCAAACAACATTTTATTGCTTTCACCCTCAAAAGTGACCTCAAAGCATTCTCCGCATACATCGCATTCGGCTGTAGTGTAATTTCCGTAAAAATTCAACCATTTGCCATGCTTCACGGGTGTATCTCCCGCAGCCATCACACACGCAATAACCGCAATTACATCTATACCGATGATAAAACCTATCAGTAATCCGCCCAGAAACATTATTCTTCACCGCCTTTTATCGTTCTGAGCAACTCCATAAGCATTGTCCTTCGGTCACCGTAATTCATTCTGCGTTCCTCAGCCTTCGCCTTTTCGATATCCACCTTGCGGATTTCACGATTGCAAGCTGCAATCTCACCGCTTATAGCAGCAGCAATGGCTTCATTGCGTTTAACCGCATCAATAGCAGCCTGCAGCGCTTCTGCGTCCTGGTGGAATATTTCGTTGTCGCCGTCATCGGTATAATGCCCCTCGGCTTCGGATTTCAGGTCGCCGAGATGTTGTAAGATTTCTTCTGTTTTCACGAATTTTCACCTCCGTCCATTTGCCGCCGCATTCAGCAATTCGGGATTATCGTAAATGTTGCCGATGACTTCTGCTGCAAATTCGTCTGTTTTTCCTATTGCAGCACATCTCAAAATAGATGAATTTACCCAAGCGGTAGGATTTGGGGCGTTGACATAGCGCACACCAAATCCTGAAATTTCATCAATCCAAACAATCACACCAATATTTGTAGCAGAATATGCAGTGCCCTTAACGATATCCCCCTCGAAAATCATTACACCGTTCTTGTCGGTATGCCCTGTGTACTGTCCGACGGTTTCGGGGATAACAGCGAAAATACAGCTTTCGGATAAATCGTGAATATTTCCCCCAAGATTTACATATGAAACAATAGCACAAATGCCCGATTCAACATCTTGCAACAAATCACCGCATATCCATTCGCCGTTATCCTTTCGCTTGCCCCTGAACAAACTTTCTCTCATGTTATCCTCCTCAAACGCCTATGATCTGCGACGCAGTCATATCCGCCACGTGCGTATATAGCACATTGGGATATTTCTTTACAGCCGCACTGTAATACTTCCAGTTCTCTCTGTCGTCAAAGGCTCCCATATGCCATCTGATGCACATGATTTCTTCCTGCGTCAGTGTGCCTAAAATATGCTGTGCGATAATTACGGACTTTTCTCCATGTCCTGGTAAAAGCATATCAGTGTTGTACACCCACTTGCCCTCGGTTTCACACACCACGCTTCCGTCAGCCGCCTTTTCCCGAACAATTTCACGACTGTAGTCGTCAGTCTTGCATATGTCATGAAACATTCCGACAATGTAAATGCTGTCACGTCTCTCCCACCTCAGACCGAGCTTTTCCGTAAGGTTCAGCAACTCCAGCGTGACCATCTTGGAATGATCGTACAGCCCGCCGTCAGTGTTCCCATGATGCCCTGCCGATGCGGGAGCAGAGAAATACCCCAGCTCGTCCAGTCGGTCCGCCACTGTAGATACATCGCATACATGATGCTCCATAAAGATTTTAAATTCGTTTTTTCTGTTCATTTCCTCTTGTCCTTTCTTTCCGCATCACCTGACGATATAACGCAGGCAACGACTACGATCATCACCGCTCCCGTGGAGAAACCGATAAGGATCCCCGCCACAAACATCATCATACGCCATTGCCCCCCTGCCTGCCTCTGCCCGTCCTGCTGCGGGAACTGCGGAATGTCTCAGGCTCATTGTCATTGACAGAGACCGCTCCCACCGTATCCTCAAAGCCTGCATATCTCACACAGTCAAAATTGATAAGCAGCTTGTCGCCTGTGCCCATCTCCATGACAAGCACATTCCCGGAAGCGTCAACGCCCATCATAGCACAGCCCTTGACCTCCGCACTGTCACCGTCACGGAACTTGATTATCGCCGTATGTGTATTTTCCATATGTACCTCCCAATAGCATTATTGCCTTTTCTTCCTGTTTCTTCTTTCAATGCACCTTGCTACGTGCTCCGAGTAACCCTGAAACGCAAGCCTCTCTTTCAGGTGCGCATTGCGCTTCTCCGCATTGCTTTTCAGATATTCTCTGTATTCTTCACACTGAGCGTGGCAGGACTGAGACCGCCTGCCGCACCCGAAGCAGCAGCATGCGCCGCTCCCTTTGTTACCAACTGCCATATTTTCCTCCATCACAGCTCTTCGTCCTCGTCAACGGGTACGTCGAGCTTGTAGTCCTTGATAAATTTGCTCATTTGCTTGTTCATGTTCTGCAATATCTGCACCGACGGATTGACCCGCTCACACGGCATACCGTTCCGCTGGTCAACTATCGTCAGCACAACGCCCCTCTTTGAGATGTCAGCCCTTGCCTTTTCCCTCACCCGCCACATATCCATGTATCCATCTACCAGATCAATGATATATGCCATCGGCTTATTGCCCGCCGCCTGCATCTGCTCGATCAAAGATGTCCTGATGTCAGCCGCCTTTTGTCTCGCTCCTCGTGCCATTGATTTTCCTCCTTTTTCCCCTGTACTACTTTAAGGGCGCGCATGTGTGGGAACTGTTTTTCTCCTCCGCTCACATATGTCTATGACCCGCCCCGATATGAGAAGCCCCAAAAATTCGTCGTTTTTTGAGACCGGGGGCATTTTTTGCACCACACTTTGCCAAACTAAGGTACATTTTAGCAGCAAAAAAAGCGCTAAAAGCTACCATTTTTCGGGGTAATCGGCAGATATTTTGCTCTGAGTCTCTACGGCTGCGTGACAGTCATGGCATAACGGCATGAGCTGTATCTCCTGCTCCCCGGACTGACCCACCACAAACAATGATAGGGCATACTGCGGAAACTTCTTGACCGGTCTGACATGATGTACCATTGTCGCAGGAACAAGAGTGCTTGGTGTCTTCATGTATCGGCACCGATAGCATTCGCCGTGCCAATACTTTATCGCCTTTGCTCTCGCCTTCCGCCACTCGGTTGATATGTAAAACAGATGCACATTGCCGTCCCTTATAAGGGCTTGCAGCCATGACAGGAATTTGGCTGTCACTTATGATCTTCCTCTTCCGCAACATCAGAGTACCGCTGCGCAAATGGCGACGGAAGCCCGCACACCTTATATCCCCGATATAATGTCATAACGCTGCAATTCATGGTGCGTGCTACCGCAATACTTGACTTGCCGTTATACTGCATATTCCACGCCTCCTGTATCTGCTCAGGCGACAGACATAGCGTCCACTTGCTCATTTCACTCTCTCCTCTCCACTTGGTTAAGTCTGTATATCTGATATGGAAATCCCCATATATCCTCACCGTTATACAGCTCTGCCAATGTATAGCCTTTCGGGGGCTTGGGGTTGCGCCTCCAACTTGCGGCCTCTATCCACTCGACCTGCGGTTCGGGACGGACAAGGTTCTTGGACGGCGTGTATCGTCTGCCGCACTTTTGGTGATAGCAGTCGTCTATATCCTCAAAGCCATACTCCGAATGCTCCGCCTTACCCTCTGTCCCGGTGAGAAGATATTTTGCCAGCGGCATATAGTCATTGTTGCCATACAGCGGGCGCCCCGGCTTAACAAATCCTGCCGACCACGCATCGCAAAGCACATCATACGGTATCCACTTTGGCAGTATCACGTGATGATGTATTGCCCCCCTCGGACTGATATGTGTTACCCATATGTACCGTAATGTACGGTTACAACCCGATGCCCAGCGCTTAAGCTTACGGAAAAACTTAGCTACAAGTTTTTTACTTGTGCTAATGTCTGGCCGAAGCCCACGCTGATATGTGAGCGTTATATGCCAATCCCCTTTGGCAAAATTTGCACAGATAAGCAGGAAGAGATTAAAAATGCTTTTTTGAAGATTATGCCTTTTGACCTTATCTGCCGTTTCCTTGTTCTTTGCCGCTCTGGCTCTGTGGTTGCCAAACATTCCGCCGCACTTTGATTTAGTGATATACTTATCGCTTCCGATGATCCACGTCTTTTTTAAATATTTCACGCACGAACCTCCTTTGGCGAAAAGATAATACTTTAATCGAGGGCGGCAAAATCCCACATACATATTTTTTTGAATGTGGGATACCGCTACAGAATATACTATATATAATGGTAAGATGTCAGCTTTCCTTTTTCAAATCACCGAGAATGGCTTCCACAAACTTAATAGCCGCCCCCTTGAATTTTTCTTTCTTCTCGGGATCCGATACTTTGCCGAGCGCATTAAGGAACTTCTTGAGGTTGTCCTGTGTTTCGGCAAAATAGAATTTAAACTCGATAAGCTCCGAATCGGCAGGTTTTTCAGCCGACTGCAATTTGCGTTCAAGCTCTTTTATTCGTTCATCAGTGGCTGCCTTGTCCGCTCCCAACGATGCGGACATATCATCAAGCTCCTTTTTATGAGCTTCTTCTATCTCCTTGACCCTGCTTTCAGCCACTTTCTTTTCTTTCTTAAGCTTCTTAATTGCTTTCTCATATTCAGACTTTGCAGATACCATGTTCTTTTCGGCTTCCTTGGCAGCCTCTTCTCGGATTGACCTCAGAAGTTCCTCGGAAGGCTCTGCAATGACTGTTTCCACAGGTCGGCTTTCAAGTTCCTTCATTTGCTCGTAGTATTCATCACGTTCAGCCTTGAAGCTATTGCAGTCGGCTGTAATTTTATCCTTTTCCGCTGACAAAAGACTTATCTGCTCATTGGCGGCTTTGATTTCAGCTTTCAGTTTTTCCGCTTCCCTTTTGCTAAGGATACTGAGCTCTCCACTGTCATTGAGCTTCTCAAAATCCTCTTCGGGTATATCCCTGAGCACATCAAGCACCTCAATTTTGGCACAATTAAGCTCCGAAAGCCTGTTCCCAAATCGCTCATATACCCTGATATGCTTGCACGCCTGAGAATAGCTGAAGGGGAAATTATGCGCCGATGCGTCCTCCATATATTCTTTGAATGATGTATAGCCTCTTTCCGAATATTTCTTGCCGTCTGCAATGACCTTAAGCGCTTTGCCTATTTCCAGCATAGAGCGTGCCATATCATATGAGCTTGATACGATTGACTGCTCTATCTTTTCGAGGCTCCAGTCCATGCACTCATTAAGCTGTGAGCTGATTGTTATTGCTTCTGCCATTTTCATTACCTCCATTGTCGGCGAGCTTCATTGCCGCTTTTTCGTATTCCTCATCGGTCAGCCTCTTATACACGTGGTCCAGAAACAGCTGATATTCTTTCTCAAACAGCTTGATGCTTTCGGGCTTTTTTATAGTTTGATTATCCTTGTATCCATAACACTGTCTGATATATCCATCTGCCGTAACCTCAATGGTGTACCAGCGTTCTTCGGGCTTCCAGCGTTTGCGGATAAAAAATATATGTGTAATTCCCTTTGCATGTCTTTCGGCGTAAGAAGCGACACAGTGGTCTAGCACCTTGCCTTCGGTTCGAATATCTTGCATACTTTCCGGGAGGACCGTTGTGTACAACAGATTGCTGTACATAAGTCCCGCAAGCTTTTTATCCTGCTCCTTAATCTTTGCATCGTAAGATATATCTTCTTTTCTTTGCTTCTCACTCTCAGCTGCATTAAGCTCGTTTACAAGCCTGTTGTGAAGAGCTGACAGACTTTTGGGAAACCTCAGGACACTCTCCTTGGGATATTTTAGCGTATTCATCATAGTATTACAGTCAAGCCACTCTATGGCATATGTATATCTATTTATCTTACTTCTGCCTGCACATTTGCTTATGTGATTTCGCACCTTGACAAAGGTAGCACCCGTTTTTCCTGTCAGTGCTACTTCCTTTTCTATGAGTTCCATTCCATCTTTGGATATAATTTGCATTCTTTCGTCAAAGGAATTGATGCCTTTTACCCTTTTCAGAAGCATATACGCATAAAGCCTGTCAGAAAATCTCACACTGTCCTCAGCGCTCTTCCAGTAGCGCATCTCCTCAGAATTAAAGTCAAGGGCTTTTTTTATTTCTGTGCATTTCCAGTTTATAAGCTTATCAAAGCGTGATTTTCTGGTCACTGATTCCTCAACAAGCTCTCGGAACCCGCACTTCCACAGCTGTTCCGTAAGCTTCGGGTTTTTGGCAGCAAATTTTAAAAAAAGTATGGGGTTCACACTTCTTGCTGCCTGAAAATATTCATCAAACGGGCAATACTTGAGGAATGTCTTCTCGATTTCCCACTCATTTATGAGTGTATATAAATGACTATACTCGTAAGAATCCTGGGAATTACAGAAGCTTCCAAACACCGGTTCATTTATGCTTTTCATGGTAACAAAACCCTCTGCCCAGGTGAAGCGCTTGGCCTCGGAACCGTGTTCGGAAAAGATATATTTTCGATAGCCTTCTACGTTCACAAAAGGCTCCTCAAGGTCTCTCCAGGATACCTTTACCTTTATGGCGTTAATAAAGAGTGTATTATCAATAGCTGTGCATACAGCATAATTGCCCCACGCCGACAGGGTTTTATGGCCTCTGCCCTCAGCCTTGTATTTGACCTTGTGCCCACACATGGGGCACTCACCATATTCGTTATGCTTGAGCTTACCGGGAACATCACTGCCGCCTATTTCAATGCCATCAGCGTATATGTGCTCTCTGAAAACCTCGCTGCGGCGGCAGGCTGTGCAATAGCACCATGCCGTCTTTCCCTTTTTCTCGTAGAACAAGAACTGTGGAAGAGCGTCACGAACGATTTGTTCCTCGTCCTGCAAGCTGAGCCTTGGAAACTTATTCCAAAGCTCAGCCATTTTTTTACTGTCCTTTTTCATGCTCACACCTCACAGTCCTAGAAGGTCGTCCAGCGACATTGATAGTGCTGTGCTTTCGTGCTTTTCCTGCTTGGGTTCTTCTGATGATGAAGATAGCGAATTATTTCCCTCGGTGTTGATCGTCATTGATAAGGATATGGTGGCGGTGGGAAAGTAAAAGCGCACCGCTTTTTCGATAGCCTCTATATCGGATATAGCTCTCCCTACACCCTTAGCCACATATTTCATGCAATCAATGAAGCTTCCTCCCTGTACTACAGCCTGAGAAAATTCCTCTGACTGCTTGCAAAAGGTGGTCAATGTTTCATTGACAAAATCCTTCATAATCATGATTTTGCTGTCGCTGACGCTTATTTTCTGTTCGGTGTTCAGCTTTTCTATAGCCTTGCCGCTGTAAATTTCATAGCTCATTTTTACACCTTGACTTTCTTCCGAGTATGTGATATACTCAGATTGTAATAGTAATTTGTTCTGTTTTCCGCTCCCTCAGGTGTTTTGGCCGCCTGTGGGAGATTTTTTTCTTTATACAGTTTTTCTATCGCCTTGGGTATGCTGATCCGATAGTTGATGATGTCATAAAGCTGCTCATACTGCCAGCCCACTACCAGATCTTTAAGTGATGCACCATCAGGATTGGGATAATCGGGAAGATGCGTCTTGTAGCAGCTGTAATAAACCTTTTGGAGATATTTCCACAGCTCCCGTTCCCACTTTATCCTTGCGGCATCTCCCATGGGACGATAGATTTTATTTGCATATATGTAGTATTCGTACAGCGCACCAAACACCGTATTTCCGACATTAAGCTGATATCCAAATGTAGCCTTGCCGTCAGTAAATATTCTGAGGTGTCTGTCGTTTTTATCCACGCCCGATCTCCCGAACCATAGTGAACAGCGCCGCTATTGATAGCGCAAGGACGATAACCAGTGAGCGTCCTGTTATAGCGCCGTTTATGACAATATCTGCCACTGTTGCAGCTGACTGCAAAACAGCCATTGCAATACATATCGCCTTTTCATACAGCGCTTTGCTTGATGACCTGCGCCTCTTTTTCAACTCCTTAAAGTCTCCTCGGGATCGTTTAAGGGTATGCCTGTCCAGCGTGCCGATGTCCTGCTCCAGGTATGCTGTTATGACCGTTTCTGCGTCCTCCGCACCATAGCAGACCGCAACGCAGTGGCCGTAACGCTCCAGCATTTCAAGCCATACCGCCTGATTATCCGTCAGCCTGCCGCCAGCCTTTTTAAGCTCTATATACAGTCCTATGTACTCGCCGCTTGGTACCGGAAGGCATATATCGGGAACGCCTGAGCGAAGCCCCATCTGCCTGAGCTTGCCGCCTGTAACAGCTGAACGCTTGCCCTCATTGGGTACATGATAAATCGCTTCCAGCTCAGGGTACTTGCTTTGTGCCCATGTACACCACTGCATGAGATGTATCTGCTCAGCTTCCTCGCTTACCGATGCGGAGACTATCTTTTTATACTCGTCCGTTGTCATTTTTCTTTTCCCCTTTTTCATCGTACCCTTCTGCTTCCAGTAGGGGCTTGAAATGATTTATTATCTTTGTCTCGAACAGACCTGCCAAAAAGACTACTGCCGCTCGGGGATTATCCGTCTGCAATAAGATCTCTCCGTCACGTGTGACCATAAAAAGCCCATTTGCAGGATTGATAAATACGATATTGCCAAACTTCTGAGGCTGTATCATATGATCCGCTCCCCCAGATACTTGTGAAGCTTCTCAGGACTTTCAGTGATATATGGAAGCGGCACATAGTCATCAGGAGACATATCGTCATCGACAAGGACGACGCCATTGAATACGCATTTGTTATATGTCCGCCAGTCCTCAGGGGTCGCAACTGTCACGTTTTCGTGACCACGGATATGTACTACCATACCGGTCACTGTGTAGCTGTTGCAAAATGTAGGATACTCAGCTCTTATCTGTGCCCTGAGAAATTCCTGCATATCCTTTGCCTGCTTGTCCGTCGGCATGATTATAAGCACTTTTCGGCACTGTGTAAGGAGCAGGAGCACCGCCAGCTCACGCTTTGTCAGCATTTTTCTTACCTCTTTTCTTGTTGAAATACCCATCGTCCGCAGTATCAATAATGTACTGGGGCGACTGGACGTACAGCCCATACGTCATGCCCAGCTCATCTGCACGACGGCTCACCGCCTCGATGCTTGGGGTCTTGGGCGGCTTTTTCTTCTTTGATGCGGTCATCGGTTCATATTTTGCTTTCCTGCCCATGTCCTGCACCGCCCTTACTCATTGCCCATGCCCTGGCCGTCTGCAAGCTGTTCTGCAGCTCTGCCGCCTTGGTCACTGACACCTGTTTGTTTTTGCGCTTCTGGCGCTCCGAGCGATCGAGCTCCGCCGCTGTAGGCGCAGACTGATTAAATATATCCACCACTGACGGCGGAAGCTGATATTTGGCACGGGTCTTGATTATCTCATGCAGCTGTGCAGCATATTTCTCACGCTGACCGCCTGTTTTATCGTCAATAACGCCATCGTCCAGCATTTCGTTATACTGAGCCGCCTTATTTTGCACCGACTGCAGGAACGAAAGCAGGCGCTTTTCTCCGAAGCCGTATTCCTCGTGAAGCACGTCCAGAACGGTCAGCAGGTTATCTTCCATCGTCTCGAAAATAGTCCGCCAGTTTTTCTCACGGAATGCCTTTTCACTGTTGACCTTCATATTACCCCACCCTTCTCGTAAAATTCCATAAGGGTTTCCTTGGATATTCTCCAGCCTGCGTCCGTTTTTAACGCACGGATCTTGCCATTTGCGCACTTCTGGCGGATAGTCTCGCAGCATATGCCTAACAGTTTACTGCAAAACGGGATATCAACAAACAGCGGGACCTCGTCCCAGCTGTAGATATATGGCCTTGCTTTTTTCTTGTTCATATTCATGCTTAGCAGCCCTCCTTAGTGCGTTACGACCTCGAAGCCCTTAACAGGCGACACAAACCTGTAAATGATTACCTGGCACTCGCCGTCAGTGTCCTCAGCGTGCTCCTCCGCAGCTTCTCTCGCTTCTTCCTCGGTGTCAAATACTCCTACGACATCGTCAAATCCGTCGTATGTATCAATTACCTTATACATTGTCTTACCTCCCGAACGTATGTCCGCTGCGGCTCATTGCTCCCAGCATTATCAGCTGCGCCTCGACCCTTGCCTTCTGTGGGTCATTGGGAAACTTCTTTCTGGCCGCTTTTAAGGCTTTGCGCTCCTGCTGCATCTGCTCGACGGCAGAAAGGCAGGTGCGCTTATTCTGGGTCCCCGATGTATGCTTGCGTCTGCTCATTTGATTTCCTCCTTGCTGTTGACATCTCAGTTGCCCAAGATGTATAATTTGACTAATGAATTACCGAAAAGGCACATTTTCTGTAGTTCAGACCCTCTTACGGAAAGGGGGTGTTTGCTTTCTTCTTTTTTGATAGCGATATTCTCATGCGAATTGAAACCCTGCATGAAGAAAGAATGTCTATTCCTCGTTCAACACATCTACAAATCCAAAAAGCTGTGCTGAATGCGGCAACACCGGACATTTAACGCTTATCCGCTCCCGTGGTGTGCCCTGCGGGGGCTTTGTTTTTGCCTTGACATCTGCCGCTTACTGCGGTATGATGTTTTCAATGAGCTTGCGTTCAAGGCACATTGCCGCAGGCTCAGACCCTCTTACGGAAAGGGGGTGGTTGCTTTCTTCTTTTTCTTTTTTGACCTTGATACCGTTGATCGCTGTGAATTTGATTGGCGTATCTCTGAACGCATCGATGATATGCACGAGGATCTCTCACGCTTCCGAATGCCATCTAACGATGCCATAAGAAAAGATATTTACCGTTCTGCTACCTGTGGCAGTGTCCCCTCTAAAAACACTGCTTATGGCTTTGTCGATTAAACGGTTATCCGCTCCCGTGGTGTGCCCTGCGGGGGCTTTACTTTTCTGTTTTCTCTTCCGATACCTTGATAAGGTCGTCGCTGTTAAAGGAAACAAATTCGCCGCTCATGCTTCTCAGCTCTTTTACAAGCCTGTCAAGCTCCTGCGCCTTCTCATTGATCTCCTGCACCTTTGCAAGCATTCCTTCACTGTCTATCTTTACTTTAAGATTTGCTATTGCCATTGATTTCATCTCCTTTATTTTCATCGCTGTGTTTTATCCCAGTGTTCCCAATAAGAGCCTTTACCAGAGCCGACTTTAATGTCGGCTTTTTCTAATGCCGCCATAATTCTTTCGATATCATGTTCGACATTGCGAAGCCTTTTGCCGATTTCACATAACTCGCCGAATATCCAGCAAGCTTTTCCGCCGAGTTCCTCTATTCTTTCAATAGCTCTGTACAGCCTTAAGAGTCTCTTCATTTCCGCTCCCCTCCTTCTCATATTTATCTGTCCTAATTTTCACCCAAATGCGGTGCTATACTGAAAATAGACATCATCTCTCTATTCCCAGCACCTGGGCGATGCAGTTTGCCATGCGCTCACTTTCACGTGCGCCGCACATAAACGCCATGATTGTTCCTACAGTGTAGCCCGTGGCTTTTGAGAGGTCAGCGTACTTCCAGCCACGTATAGATAGCTGCTTCTTGACCTCGGCGATAAAAAGCTTGTAAATAATTATCACCTCTTTGCAAAAATGTAAATATTAAATTATTTTTGTTCGGAAAGCTTGACAAAAGTAAATAAAAGCGTTACTATATTGTTAGCGAAACAAATATAGTGTGTGCTTGGTAAACTTAACTGCAATTAAATTTACCTGTACTTCTTATTGCTTATGTGTTATGTTTTCCTCACAAACACATAATAGCACAGAAAATCGTTACTGTCAATACAAAAGTCACGAGTTTATACACTTTTGTATTGCTGTACAATTTGGAGGTAACGAAAATGTGTACTTTGCACAAAATAATTGAATTATTGGACAATAAAGGCCTAAAACAAAAAGACCTTACTGACTTTCTTGGGCTAAGCAAAAATGCGTTTACCAACTGGAAAAACGGTAATAACAATTCATATATGAAACATCTTCCTAAGATAGCCGATTTCCTTGGCGTATCTGTTGATTATCTTGTAGGAAATGAAAACCAAAAAGAAGAGCAAAGTGACAACGAGAAGCTTTCCTTTGCTCTGTTTGGCACCGCCGATGTAGATGAAGAGGTTCTGAACGATGTCCGCAAATACGCCCAGATAGCCCGCAGAATGAGGGAAGAAGACAAGAAGAAAGAAGATTGATAAATGACAAGTTATGTTGAACTCTGTGAGCTTGCAGAAGCCGATGATATTCTTATGATCGACGCTCCTCTTCAAAAATGCCCTTCAATGGCTATCAATGACTGCGGAGACTGCACAGTAATAATAGATCACGATCAGATTGCAGGTGTTGCAGATTTACTGACTGTGCTTGCCCACGAACTGGGGCACTGCGAGACCATGTCGTTTTATACCGAACACAGCCTTGAGCTTCGGGAACGTATGGAATATCGGGCCAATAAATGGGCAATAAAAAAACTCGCCCCGAAGGACGAGATGGTTACAGCAATGAAAAACGGAAATACAGAGATATGGCAGCTTGCTGAGTATTTCGGCATTACCGAGGATATGGTTAAGTTTGCTATGTGGGTGTATTTTGATAAACAAATTATATAATGAACAATGAGGTGATACTGATGTCAAGAAACAGCTACTCAAATCGCTCCAAAGGCGCAAAAATATTTACTGCCGAAGACAATTATACTGTATTCGACCTTGAAACAACAGGATTCAATCCTGCACGTTGTAAAATCATTGAAATATCAGCTTTAAAAGTAAGAAACAACACTGTAACAGATGTGTATTCAACTTTGATAAATCCTGAAATGCACATTCCGAGTGAAGCTACAAAGACTAATCATATAACAGATGAAATGGTAAAAAACGCACCAACCATCAAAGAAGAGTTTGATAAATTTCTCGACTTTATCGGAAACGATATTTTAATCGGACACAATATAGATTCATTCGATTATAATATCATCTACGATCTTCATATGGAATTAAAAGGCACTCCTTTTACCAATACATATATTGATACTTTTCATCTTTCCAAAAGATGTCTCCCTGAACTGGAGAACCATCGTCTTGAAACTATGGCAGATTATTTGGGGATAAACGTTGTTGAAGCTCACAGAGCTGAAAATGACTGCTACACTACCAACTGCTTATATCAGGCTTTGAAGCCATTGATTGACCTGAATAGCTCACGTACCGTTTTAATAAAGTCTGATAAATCTCAGAACCAATATGCAGAAGTAAAAAGTACCCCATTAGCGCAAAATCCGTTTTACGGGAAAAGCTGTATAGTGTATGGAGCTTTCAAAAAAATAGATACAGATAAAATCAAGAGCTTTCTTAACGCTTTGGGCGCAGAGTATATTGACTATTTTTGCTATTCTGCCGACTATCTGATACTTGGAACAGATATGCACAAAAAATATGCAAATCGCATAGCTGATGATTTGATAGACAGCATTGCAATCCGAACCAATGTGCGTGTTCTGTCCGAAAGTGATTTCATCACTTACTCCGAAGCACTTATTTCAATGAATTCAAACAGCTTAAATGTGTCTTTCTCGTATGATGTATCGGGTAAAACCGTTTGCCTTACAGGAAATTTTAAATGCGGAGAGCGTGCGGCTCTTGAAAACACCCTCATTGCAAATGGTGCCATAATCAAGGCAAATGTTATAAAAAAGTTGGATTATCTTATAATCGGCGCGCATGGAAGTGATGACTGGAAAGATGAAAAAGGCGCTAAACGAATAAAGGCAGAAGAATACAATAACAACGGCGGTAAAATAGCAATAATTGAAGAGAGTAACTTCATCACTGAAAAGGAGTAATATCATGGATCAGCTCACTTTTGATATGAATGACGGCGAAACATTGTCAGAAAATATAATTGACACACTTGACCATATTATTGAAGAAGTGTGTAAAAAACAAGATATCGACAAAAAATACATAAAAATTTACAGCTTGAACGAACATAAAAAGTCAAAAAAGCAAGTACAAGATAACAACAGTGATGAAACTGTAAAAAATGAATTAGAGAATGACTCTTCGCAAAATAAAAGCTACAGCGTTTGGATATTGGAGCCCTTGATGCTTGAAGCTGAATTCAAAGAAGTTAAAAGCGACAGATGTTTCAAGCTTACTCGCATAAACAATTCTAAATCAAGCCGAATAGAAGTTGAATACCTTTATCAGCGCAAGGACTGCATAAAAAAACCTGAAGATGCAGTTGAAAGAATATACAATGTATCAACAAAAGATAAGAAAACGGGTGAAAAGTTTACCAGAAAGCTTTTATGCCATAAATTTGATGTAAACAGCATTACTCTTGTTCCATATCTTACAGAGTTAATTGACTTTACATTAAAGAATTATCAGCCTTCCGACAAATTCGGCTGCTGCAGCAAATACGTTGCCTGCTCCGATGCACTGAAATGTCTGCATTCAAACAACTTCTACGCCCGCTGCTGCCAGTATCGCAAGAACCTTGAGGCTGGCAGGATCTTTTACGGGAAGAATAAGAATAATGGATAAAAAATCCCCCGAACCATACGGAACGGGGGGAAAAGGAGAATAAAAATGAAAGGATTGGAAGCCTTAGCTGAAGGGGCGGGCAAATTGCTTGGAGCCGCACCAGAATTGTACAATGATTTGGGAAAGCCAGTAGTTCAAGAAGCTGGAAAAATGTTAGCACTTCCATTGCAGGCTGTAAATGCTCTTTTAGTTCGTCCAAGGAGCTGGATAGCAAACGCTAATTATAAATTGCAGGAAACCAATGCGTTGATTGCCAATAGGTTAAAATATATTGACGAAAACAAGTTGGTTTCCCCTCCCGATTTTGTTGCTGTTCCTGCTTTACAAGCCTTGTCGTATTCTATGGACAGCAGTGAACTAAGGAACTTATATGCAAACCTCTTGGCAAAGTCAATGAATACAGATACAAGAGATACTGTACATCCCGCTTATGTTGAAATAATAAAGCAATTATCTCCGCTTGACGCTCAGATTTTTCGTTATGTAGTTGCGAACAGATCAGCTGATGATGAAATTGGCTTTGCTACTGTAGATATCATATCAAATAACAACACAATACAACAATACAAAAATATTGTGATTGGCTTTGAAGAAGCCGATTTGAGCCGTGTTTCGGAATCTATTGATAATTTGATGAGATGCGGTCTAATAGCGATTATCACTAACGCCTTATGGGATATAGACGATAATGATAATAACAGCATAGTGCAAATGAAAACAGTTCAGTCAGAAATTCCGGAAGGTTTAACCGCCAGAGTTTCGTGGATAACACCAGCATATGTAACTGAGCTTGGGAAAAATTTTTATTTGATTTGCTGTGAAGATTGATTGGTTGTATGCTTGGACTCCTTTCCCAAAGCTTCAGCGATACAGAACGGTATGCAAAGCAGTGGAAGTCCAAACAAAATATAAAAGCCGAGCCAAGTCCAGAAGTCACGGAAAATAAATTCTAAAATTTCAAGCATATCAGCTTACCTCCTTTTGATCTATTGTTGATATGTATATACCTATATTATACCATATACATTTACAAATAGTCAAATGAAGTAATATAAAAAATCCCCCGAACCATACGGAACGGGGGAAAATCATATTTACTGAGAGATTTTGACCATAAGAGCATCCTGCAGGGTCTGCGAGAAGTTGATGCCTTTTTCAATGGCTGCATCGTTTAGCCATTCAGGAATTGTCAAGGTCTTTTTAACAGCCTTTGCCCTCTTAAAATATGCTGAGAGGTCAATATCAACAAGCGAAGCAAAGCAACCATTTTCAATAGAAAGCTTTGATATTTCGCTTGGTGCTGGCATTTCTTCCTTGTTTTCAATCAAGGATATTGCATATGCCTCCAATGCCTCCCTTGCGTTGTCAAGTGTTTCTGTAAGAGAAGAACCAAATGACTGGCAACCTGGAAGATCTGGAAACTCAACCCAGTATGCGTTATCTTCAAAATGGAACACTGCGGGATAAATCATTTTCATATAAACAGCTCCTTGTATATATTTGAGGAGTGAGGGGCTTATTTCAGCCCCGTCCTCTTTAGTATTGCGTTTAACAGTCCTGTCGGAACGTCCTGACCATGAATTGGTATAACCTCTGTCATGCCGTCCTTTTTAAGAACGTGATGACTTCCTTTTACTCTGTCAAGCTTCCAACCGTTCTGCATCAGCAGTTTCAGAAGGTCTTTATCTTTCATTATTATGTCCTCCTTACATTATATATTATAACACGTATGCACGTATTTGTCAAGTGCTTTTCGGAAAAAAGTTTTGAAAAATCAAAGTTTTTTTCGGGAAAACACCCGATAAGAAACCGAGCCGCTCCCTCTGTATTTTTCGGTGGGTGACGGCATTGCAGTCAACTGCAAAAGGAGGGTTAAAAATGGCACGAGCCAAGAACACTAAGCGCTCCGACGGACGATTGCAGTCAAAAGTCTATCTCGGAGACGGCAAATATAAATACGTATATGCTGACACACAACGTGAACTTGACCGCAAGGTACAGGAGGTCAAGCTAAAAATCGGCAAGGGCATTGATGTTTCGGCAGAACGGGACACCTTTGGCGAATGGGCTGAACGCTGGTTACGCAAGAAAAAAGGAAAGATTTCCGAGGGAAGATATCAGACATATGCAATTAGGGTAAAAAAGATGAACGATATCAGCAATATTCCGATTTCGGAACTGTCTGTATCTGACTGTCAGGATATCATTGACAAATATTCCGCCGATGGGGCAGCTCATAAGACGCTAAAGGAATATAAGTCGGTAATGTCTCAGATTTGCCAATATGCTATTGTAAATCGTGTAATGGACTTTAACCCTGTTCAGGGCATCGAACTGCCCCCTGAATATATTCACGATGAGGATAAGGAACCACGAAGAGCATTGACTGAGGAAGAACAAAAGTGGATAATTGCCCCGACAAATCATCGGGCACATACGGCTGCAATGATAATGCTGTTTGCAGGTCTCCGACGTGGTGAGCTTCTTGCTCTGAACTGGACCGATATCAATATCACCAAGCGCACGATCACCGTAAACAAAGCAGTGGCAATGGAAAAGGATATTCCCAGAATAAAGCCGTGCACAAAAACTAAGTCAGGTATGCGCACTGTGAATATTCCGCCTATACTTGCAGAATACCTTAGGGATCAGCGGAGCAAAGCAAAGGCAATGCTTGTCTGTCCGAACACAAAAGGCAGTCTTATGTCTGGCAGCTCCTGGCGTAAACTGTGGAACAGTTATCTTAAAGAATTGAATTTCAGATTTGGAGACTTTGACGGCATATTGATAACTGACAGCAAGGGCAGTCTTAAGGAATTTAAGAAACCCCAAAGCCTGAATGCGCCTGAAAAAATTCCGATGGTCATTCCGCAGATAACAGCACATTGGCTGAGACATACATTTATTACAAATATGTACCTTGCAGGCGTTGATGTTATGACTGCCAAGGAACAGGCAGGACACGCAGATATTACAACAACAATGGAAATATATACCCATTTGAACGCCGAGCATAAAGAGGAGCAGATGGATAAGCTGAATGATTATTATAATAGGCTATGGGTGTCAGATGGGTGTCAAAAGTGTAATTGA